CAACTGTGAATCGGAAACTTGAACCGACTGCCTCATCTGTGAACGCTGCACCCAACTCTGCACCTGTTGGTGTTGTCAGTGTGCGACCAGTAGTTGGGGTCATTGTGTAAACAACCTCTGCTGCTGCTGCAAGCGTTGCTGCTACTTGAACCGTTGCGGCATCTGTTGCCGCAACTACTGTTACTTTTTCTTCCTTGAGTGCGAAAGCCTCAAGACGCTTGCGTGTTACCGCACCGCTTGTATCTGTTGCTACTAATGGCATTGTATTTTCTCCTAGTTTTGTTGTTGTTAATTAAGCGGTCTTAGCGGTAAGTTTGCCTTGCTTCTTACGGTTACGGACCGTGAGGTTACCGTAGCACATAATCAAAGCGTAGCGTGCATCCAAATCTTCTGGACGAACAAACTCTGTCTGTTGGAACCACTTAGCCGAGTGACCGACAAGTGTGAGGTACTTGGTGTTCAAGAAGAACATTGTGCCTGCAGGCGCAGCCACATCGTACATTACAGGACTAGCCTTGAACAACAGGTTCTGGAAACCAGCATCTGCAGTCTTGGTGTCTGTGTAACGAAGGTTTGGTTGCAACAAAGCCTCATACTTTTCGTACAATGTTTGTGATGTCAAAACCACATCTGGGTGGTCGTTACCAACAGAAATTGTGTTGTAAGCAGTTGCCATTTGAGCAAGAGTCAAAGCAGTTGCTGTGTTCTCCTCATATGACGCCCAGTAACTGTATGTTGATGAGTTGATGTTACCAACAGTGTTACCTGACTCAACAAGGTTACCCAAGCCGTTCCAGTCTTTTGAACTGTTGCCAGTTCCGTCACCGTAGAACATTGTGTTGAAACCTTCACGCATTGATTCCTCAGCCTGCATGATTTTGGCTTCCAACAAGTTGATGATTTCTTGCTCACCGTTGTTCTTGGCTTCTTCAATACCGCTGATTGAGATTGAGCCAGCATATTGCTTCCAATCATATTCAGCAGCCGAGATACCAGTTTGTGGTGTCAATGAAATTGAGTCATAACCTGAGTATGAACCGATTGTGTCGTTCGTTGCATAAACAAGTGGTTCCACAATTTTGGTACCACCATTAAGCATACGGATGCGACCCTTTTCGTTCAACATGTAAGTCAGCGGGCGAGCCGTGAAAATGTTGTCCGTGAGTTGGTCACGATAATTTGCGAGCGTTGTAGTGAGCAGCGCATCAAAGTTGCTATTTGCCATTTTAATTTCTCCTAAAGTTGTTTGTAATGAAAATTATAGTTCTGCACCAAGTTGCCGTTTAGCAGCAGCCCAAGCATCACGAATATTGGTAATAGCCTCAACAGACTCAGTAGTAGTACTCGCAGGGTTAGAACCCCCCGAAACCACAGCAGCCTGACGCTTAGCATCAACAACCGACTTCTCGGTTTGTTGCTTCTTTGCCTCAGCCTGTTTCTGAATGTTTTGTTGTGCCATAATTTTGTCAAACATAAGTTGTTTATATGTTCCCTCTAAATCGGTTGTCCCCATCCGCAAAGCGGTTTGAACTACAAGCGGAACATCAAAATCGCTGTAACGCTGCTGAAGGTTCTGAATTTCCCGCTCAACTTCCTGTTGAGATTGGTAATCTTCAAAAGATGCAACCCGCTTATCCAGTTCACGCATTTTCTGTTCCTGCGGGTCAAGTGATTCAAAATCATCAACCTCGGCAGCAACAGCAGCAGCCTGTGAACGACTAATGTTATAATGCCTAGCAAGTAGGTCAATAGTCGCTTCAGGGTCACGCTCCAAAGCCGTTTGAATCGTTGCGGCATACTGCATTTGATTGCGTTGCTCCGCTAACTCTTGCGTCTTACGAGTGTAATCTGCCTGTCGTTGATAACCAGCAAGCGCTTCCGACAAAGGAACTTGTAATTCCTCACCATCTAATTTGACTCTAACTACATGATTAGCGTAGTTTTCTGTCTCCAAATATGGCATATCAGAAACTTGCGTTTCCATTCCAACATCTTCGGTTGTCCCAGTCAAGGGTTCCATGCTGTCCTGTGTTGCGATTTCATCGCTCATTATGTTTTCTCCAAGAGTCCGTAAAAAATGGTTGCTCTCATCAATAGAAAAGGCTGTTCCCTAAAGGACTGGAGGCTGACCTGTCTCTGCACCAAGTTCTGGTTGAGGAGGTAACGGCATGCCCTGAGGTAACTGCTCAGCACCCATAGCACCCTCAGGTGCGCCCATAGGCGCACCCTCAGGAGCCTGAGCCATAAACTGTTCAGGCGATTTGACACCAAAACCAAACTGCAACACATATGCAGCAAGTTTCTTCATATCAATCACACCCATGCTGGAAAACGGAGCCATAGCATCAACAAGTTGCAACGCCATCTGACGGCGGAACGACTCGTTTTGTGGCTGAGTAGAACCAGCCTCAACCTCATAATCAAACTCGCCCTCAAGATACTCACGGTCATAATTAATCCAAACCTGCTCACCATTCTTAGTAGTGATACGAGCAACCTGCTCACCAGTCATAAACTGTTGAGTCAAAGACACCAACCGTTTAGCAACCTGTGCAACAGCCTGCTCAACAGTAGCCAACTTGTCTGCCGTTCTAGCATTGGCTGCATCTTGAAGCAAGGACGACTCTGTGGCGGTACGGCGAATCTCGGTGCTGGCACCACGCATAAACTCTGACACACCAGAAATACGGTCAATGTCACCAATAATCATATTGGACTGGTTATAGAACTCTGGAGGAGTAATAGTTGCAGGCAAGTTAATCAACACATTACTTAAAGGTTCATCAGTAATAACAGGCACCATAACATTGTCCTCTTGCGACTCTAATGCTGTGCGACCCAACTGGTCAAACGCCGACTCCTTGTATAGATATTTGCGGGCATACCGTTTACGATGATTCATCATCTGTGTACGGGTTTCGTTCAACTCTTTTTGCAACGGCTCAATAGCCTCAAGTTCACCTATTGGATAAAAAGTATCTGGCACATCGTAGTCACGCAACATTACGAACGGATGACCAAACGAATATGGCATACGGGTTGGTTTAACTAAAAACTGTTCGCTGGTTTCACAAAACACCGACATAGTTTTAGTCGTAACATCGTAGTATTCCCAAATTTCTGCGTACCCAGCCTGTGTGTCATAGATTTTGCGGCGGCTCGGGTCGTCCGAGTAGCGGCTAACAGCCATAACTGTTACAGCCTCACGGGCTGCTTTGTTGTACCGTTTATCTGACTTAACTTCGCTTATTGGGCGGCGGATGCGTTGAGCAATCCACCGCATATCAGCCATACTCGTTGCATCGGCATCAACAAACACATCCATTGGGGACACACGCTCAGCGAACGGTGAATCTTCCAAAATGATTGTATTCGTTGTGGACTCCCCACCTTCAATCGGGTCAGAAACATCCTCATCTTGCCCAACGACTTCTTCCTCAACGAAACGGTACCCGACTTTAATCCAGCCATGACCGTACATAATGAAATCTTTGACCGCACGGCGGAACTCTGTTTTAATATCACGATGTCTCCACCAATAGTTCACAACCGCTTCAGCAATAATTGCGTTCGGTGCGTTCTCAGGCTTTACAGCATTGACAACAATTTTAGGATAATTAATAGCAATGCTTGGACCAATAACATTGATTGTAGAAAATACCACATTGATAAGCAAACGGTCATCATCGCTATAATGCTCATAATGGCGACCTTTATACAGGTCAGTTAAACGCTTCCAAGTGGCATCGTAGCCATCGTTTTTACGCCACCTTTTAGAGAACTCCAGTTTCTGTTTATATTGCTTAAGATAATCTGCCGATGATTTCCGTGCCATTATTTCCCCTGTCGTCCCTTATGCCATCCAATATGTTCATCTAACTTAGTTCCAACCTTATCCACCTTGGTAGCAACCTGCCTTAACAGGTTTCTAGCCTCAGCGTGTTGGCTGGTGTTCTCTGAACGAACCTTACTTAACAACACCACTATCGGACCACCAATAACCGCAACAACGATGGGCACAATAATGGATTCCACATTAAATCCAATTCGTCACAGGTTCCGCATTGATACCATGAATGGCGGCATCAGCAACTTGTTTCCGTTGCCGTTCACGAACCGTAGGACCATGAAAGTCCTCTTTGCCGTAAGTGAAACCTAAATTAACGGTTTTGATATGACAACTAAAGCAAACAGCGCCCCGTCTAGGCATTTCGTCAGCAATAAAGTTTTTTTCACAAGATTTACACACGATGTCCATACAAATATGTAACTTCTGTTCCCAAAACTAGCGCAAAGACTGCTCACGCACATTATGTGCCCCTATAGGCACCTTATTGGATGTTTGGTTACTCATCAAATGCTGCTCCCACCACAACAAACTATTCTTAGGCACCTTCGCATCACCCCGATACTCAGGAAGCCACACATACTTCAACATCTGATTACCGATAGCCAAACTGATAGTACGGTCATCATACGGACTACCAGACATCTTCCCATTAGGTTTACGAACATAAGTTTTTAACTCAGCCAAAGTCTTAGAACAATAAACCTCAAGGTCAGCATTTCTTAAAGCACCAGCCAACTCGTCAATAGCCAACGGTTTACTAGAAACCGTTGTACGCCAACCCAAAGTATCCGTAGCCTGAGGCAACACCTTGGATAGACGGCGTTGTTTATAAAGATTACGGTAACCCAACTTTTGGGCAGCCTTAAGAGTTGTCAAACCATGATTATTGGACTCAATACCCAACAACGCAGTGTTATACCACCACGCCATTTGAGCCAACATTTCACCAAAAATATCTGGCTCAACATGTCCATGCCACGCTGCCGCAACATAACCATTAGAAGCATTAATTATGTGAGCAGAACTAAAGTCACCGTGAGCCAAACCTTCAGCGACATCGGCGCCAACCACATAAACAGATTCTGGGTCAGGGAACTCCCATACATCAAGATTGCCGTTTTCGCTGTTACGAAACTCCACAACATTATTTGAATAAACATGCAAATAGCCGACATCAGGTTCAACAGTTTCCATGCCGCTCAACAAATCTATATCAAATACAGGATTACCTGACTTGATAAACGCTTCCTCTGGGAAGCGTGGATACTCTTGATGCAACTGCCAAGACACCATGTTTTTTTGTTTAATGTCATACCAGCCCTCGTCACGGTCACCAGCAGACCAAGGGAAAAAGATGCCAACAAACTGGTTTGTTTTAGTTTGCGAACCAACCCACAAATTATGAAAAAAGTTACCAGAACCATTAGCGGTGGACAAACAGATAACACGACCACCGACATCGGCAATAGGTTCAATAGACGCCCACGCTTCCTCAGGGTTTGGCAAGAACGCCATCTCGTCCACAATAACCAAATACACTGACTCACCACGAGCAGGGTCATTACCTGACGGCAAAGACTCAATAGCGGACTCGTTACCCCAAGTCATTTTAAGTTGATGCTCAGTTGTTTGCTTAGGACCTTTTTCTTTCATCCAATACGGCAAAAACTTGTAACCATACTTAGCCTTGGACAGCAACTTCATAGCCTCACGCTCAGTTCTGGACAACATGACAACAAATCTGTCAGACCAAAAATATGTTAGCCAAAACGCATAAGCAGCAGCCAAAGTAGAAAACCCAATCTGACGGGCTTTCAAAACAACAGAATACCTAGATGACAACCAGATACGCACAGACTCTTTCTGTGCTTCACGCAACTGAAACAAAATCCTTGCACGCTCAGGATGTTTAATAAACCAATAGTTTTCACAAAAATAAACAAAAGCAGCCAACTGCTCATCAATGCTGGCGTTCTCTGGACCTTTACATAAACGCCATTCTTTCTCGTTTAAAAGTTCAGTTAATTCCATTATTTACCCCAAGGCTGCCAACCATTGTTGTTATGTTCCTTAGAGTATTCAAAAATTGCTAAACCAGCCTGCAAATTGATTTCAGGGTTAAACAATTCAGAACACGAATCCAAAATGCCTTGAGCCTGCAACCAACCCTGTTTATAATATCTGTTTGGCAAACACCAAAACTGGTTAATTTGCATTAACCCAGCAGAACCACCATTCGGGTCAAGACTATTAAAGACCCTAGGGATGCAACGGGACTCACGCCACATCACATAATCCAACTTAGACAAATCTTTCCTAGACCAACCAACATCTAAAGCGTCATCCAACCAATGTCCACATTTACCTACCAGTTCTTTAGAAACAGCATGTAAATGCCCAACTGGGCTGATTAACAGCATGACAAAAACAGTAACAAACCATTTCTTCATAAAACCATCCTAACGGATTATTGTTGAGGTTTATTTCCCACAAACTCTACAACTGCCGCAGGAACATTATTTCCTGCAACATAACGGATATGCCAAGGCTCGGATTGAACCTCGTGACTAAAACCAAACCTATCTTCATTATCTAGCAACCATTTCAAAATTTTGCCATTCGCATTAGCAACATCAACAGCCAACCCTAGCATATGGCGGCTACAAGTCTTAGGGTCGTCATTTGGTGCAGCCAACGGTGCAAAACCCTTTTTAAGCCACCACTTAACACCATTCCAAGTACGGGTACTAGAATTTGTTACAGGTTCCTTTTGATAGCGTTGCAAAAAACCAGCCTTCTGCTGGTCAATGCTACGAAACTGGTCACCCAAACTAGTTGGCTTCAAAACGACACCATCTACAGCAGCGGCAGCAACCATAGCATCCCAAGCATCAGCAGCACACAACTCCATCTTGCCACCACCAGAACACTTACGCAAAATATCAGGCGTAATTTCAGACGGCTTCTTGCCTTTAAGATGTGTGCAGAACTTTACTGCAACAACAGGATAAGACATTACTTCTTTGAAGATTTAGTACCAAAAGCAGCCGAAATTTCCTCAGATGACAATTCGCCATCAACAGAAGCCGCAGCCAACTTTTGAACAACACCAAACAACGCTGTCAGCCCAGCAACACCAGCAGACTTAACAACATCAACACCCAAAATGGCGCCACCAGTAATAATTGGTAGAGCGCTCGCAATAAACAACGAAATCAAACGCTGCCCAAGGTCTAAACTTTTTGCAATCATGTTATTCATTTTTATCCTTTTTTGTAAAAGTGATTATGGAATGAACCATAATCGCTGCACCTGTAAGAAAAGTTGCCTGTCTAAGAGTAGGACCAGACAAAGTAATCAAAACCATGCCAGTTCCCGCCCATGTCCACGCATTATCTACAAGATAATCCAATATGCGTTTCATTATCGTCTAGCCCTAGAGGTAGGCAACATTGTCAATGTTGCTCCAATAGCGACCAAAGTACGCCTAGTAGAAACAGGAATGTTTGACCCCGTAGGAACATAGTTTTCAAACTGTGAACCAAAAATGTCAATCACTCCCTCAAATGCTTGTCGTACCTCAGTCGGGGCTGCTTGAACAGCCTCTACAATTAACGCAGCCTGTTCCTCCGTTAAATCAGCAGGGACAACCTCGGAAAACAGTTGTTCGGCATCTTCTTCGCTAATTACTTGAAGAACAGCCACATTAGAAACCAACTCTGTTGCCTGTTCGCTGGAGATATCTGCAGCCAATATGGATTCTATAATGGCAACAACCTGTTCAGGGCTGGCATCTTCTAGGTCATCCAGTATTTCTTCAAATTGTTCATCTGATATAATGTCTGATGATGAATCATCTAATATTAGTTCTGTTGTTTCTGGTGTATATTCCTCTGTCTGCTCTTGTTCTTCTGGCTGTTCTGTTTCGTCAAGAACAGGTCCATTTTCGTAGTCGGGAAAAAATGTCTCAAGAATGGTTGTTTCAACAGGCACAACAGGTTCTTCAACAGGACCGTCAGGGTCAGGTATAAATGTTTTGGGTTCGGTTGTGTCGGGTACGGTTATGGTTTCGGGTATGGTTACGAATGTTTCTGGTGCCGTTGTTTCAGGGACAACCACTTTTTCTGGTTCGGTTATAATTGTTTCTGGTGCCGTGTTATTGGGTACAACAACTATGGTTTTGGG